AACCATTGTGGCTAAAATGTACAGGCGAGACGTCTGACTCTTAAATTTATGACCTGGGTAAAACCCTGGAGACTAATCTCCAGGTAAAAATCCAGATCACTCATAAAAGAGTGAGATTAGTCTCAAGACACGCTAGTGCCTCACATGAGGGCCATCCTCATGATTCCCACAATGTCCGTCTTGGACTTAGGGTGAGTGTCGATTCTAAAAACAAAAATTAGATCTCAGAACTAGAATCTTACGTTTGATTCTGAGAAATATAAATAAATTATACAATAATATACAAAAGATACTTATGAAGTTTCAGTAACTACATATTGGTAATAAATAGGTACTCCAGTAAAGAAGAACAATGAAAAATCTTCTCCAACTGCATCATGTTGCTGATATACAGTTGCCGGAACTGGAGTAGCACCCGTTACATTAGTATCTGTGGTTCGAACTAGATGGGAATTACTAGGCAAAATCTGAGCCTCAATAGTTCGTGCTGGAGCAAACCTATTTGGTCTATAAAAAGGCAATTCTACTTCAATAGAATTGTTAATAGATAAATTTGTCGCAGCAGTTCCGTTACCAGAGCTCAATGCCCATTTAGCTGAAAGGAACTTCTGAATAACTGCCCGGCCTGCCCCCAATAATGCCTCAGAATTGAAAAATGTACCATTTCCAGTAGTATAAAATTCATCACGAGTCACTAATGGTGTTTGCGTGGTGTCGTCTGCAGTAAAGAAATATTTCTTACGCATGGCCCCACGATAACCGGCATATGCTGGCGTAAACCAAGAAGTAAATGTGGTGGGTCCCACTGTGAGGGGTGTTACACCATCAACTGCTAGATCAATACCTTGCGGATCATATCCTGTGTAATAAGGCATATCTTTGTTCCTTAATTCGTTAACACGAACCGAATCGGGACTAGCCTCTGTAGGAAACCAAAATCTAGTAAAAATGTAACGCTTGCACAATTCGCGAATTGAGCAAGGTGGGTCACCATAAAAAACCAAATAAGTTGCATCCTCCTCTTCTGACTTTTTAGCAATAGTCATAATTTCCCCAGAGGAAGTTGGTTTATCTGAAGCAGTAATATCACCAGTCTCTACGTTAGGAGAACTACTTTGTGATTCTAAAATTTCATCAGCCTCCGCTAATTCTTCCGATACAGAAGATTGAGCAACCAAAGGCTCAGGGAACAAATGATAATCGGCTAAGTCATAATTCTTAGGCTCAGCCAACTTAAAATCATCACAAGCAGATACAAATACATTGATAAAAATAGGTGCATCAACACTTGGGCATACCAGATCATTAAGAACTGTTAACTCAAGTACACCATTTGCTTCAATATAATTAGCAGGCAATCTAGAAAAAGATGAAAAATTAGATCCTGTATCATACGGAACACCACATTGTTTCCATGGAGTATTCTGACCCCAACCAACAACAATTTCAAAATCATCGGTTTCAGCAATATCAATAACACGTGAGTAATTAACATTATAATTAACTGACGAAGTAAACTGATTTGGATCCCATCTGGCCAAAATACGACCTTTATGGAAATCACTCTTTACAATCTGAAATCGAAATTTCAAAGAGCCTTGCCAACGATTAAAACAAGTTGCCATATGAGCAAGTGGCGTCATATGAATTTCGCCCTGAAAATTATCTAATTGCATAGGCAATACTCGCGTATTCCAAAGTAAAGTGTCAGGCGCCGCATCTGGAGCCCAAAAGAATTGAGTCAAATACGATTCTCTCTTTACATAATCAAGAATACCCATCTCATCTGTGCCATCTAAACCTACTGTACGTGAATCAACAGTTAATTCTGCTTTACTATCTAGGGTAAGTTTGAGAGCAGCGTCAGCTGCATCGGTATTGGATAAATTACCTGTTGGCATAGGTTTAAATTGCTGTATATCAGTAATAATATTTGGCCTAGAATATCCAAATAATTGAGCTATTCTACTTGTAGCCTGCGCACCAATCTCGGTTGCCCTCATATAAGGACCGATGATTGGTAACTGTGATAAAGCACCAGCCGCGCGTGCAACTGCAGCAGCGGGTTTGGAAATAATTCCTTGCCCATACTCATCTTTGGCATTAATCGTATTTCCCCTATCGCCAGTGGACATACGTGCCCCTCTCCTACCACTCTGTGAAATAAGTGGTGGATCGGAAGAAGTAGGAATAGTAAGTACAACATCCTCGGCCCAAATATACGTAGTAATAGTAACTGGGTCATTACCTCCATTAGCATGCAATAGATTTGCGAGAGATTTAATAACAATTTCTCCCATATCATCCCAATCTGCTCTAGGAATGCTCAAATAATTATCTGGCCAAAAGAATGGCAAACACAATTCCCCACCTGTATTTTTGGTAGGGTTCAAAAAGAAATGTGGTTTCTGTGAAGCTTGAATCACATCCGCTGGAACAAAATTCCTGGAAACCGTAACTTGATCTCCAGCAGTGTACGGATTATACGAAACAATTGAACGACCATAATGAAACTTGGTGCCTGAAATAACCATTTTAACATGAAGCTTCATACGCAACAATTCATAATTTTTGATCTTATCACGAACATATGGATTTTCACAAAATGCGGCCCAAGGATTAAACCTATAAAAGAAAGGTTGTCCAACTAGCCATGTTTGAGCAGATTGACGAATAGGTCGATTCAAAAAATTCCCAAGATTGCTATCACTATTGTTGGCAAGATCCATAGTAGGATCATACATACCAACTTTTTCAGTAATCCAACCGGCATCTTGATCTGCAAATGAAGTAATTTGCTCCTTACTCATAGGAGCTACTTCATTCTCTTGAGTACCTGGTGCAGGATCGGAATCCGACACAACTCCAGATTGTGAAACCAAAATCATTCCTTCCAATTGTGCAATGCGCCTCTCCAATTGAGACACATGTCTATACTTCTTGGCTAATTTGAGTTTTAAGTCTTTAATACGAGACCTGAGGTACTCCACCCCATCCAATTCATCGAAAGATTCGACACGATGGATATCCCGCAAAGCGGCGTTAAAATCAGTGTTATTATAGAGGGCACTGTCCTCTAAAATTGTAGTAAAATTAGTAATGCAATTTGTACAATATTATGTGCGGTGCATCAATCGACAACATAACAGTGCTGTTTTGTTGGGCGTCACCCCATCGCTAAAAAACGATATATATATACAATGACTATTTGTGTAGCTGTCCATAATTTCTAGGTAATGCAGAACCTAGTAAATCATGCGTTAATCAAACACAAACAACTGTTTTTAGCTTTTCCACCGTACAGCAACGGTAGCCCAAGGTACAAAGCCCCCAGGGCGGGCTTGTGAAGCCGACCTAAAGGTCGAACTTCTCACGGTACCAAGTGACACGATCATCATAACTCATGATCGGGCCAACATAACCCTGAATACCAGAGTCACGTGCAACTTGCTCTAATTGAGCAACACGCTTGGTGTAGACCTCACGGCCAAATTCGAAATATTTCAATGCTACATTCTGAATTGCCTCAGCACTTGATTGTTCCATGGACAAAACCTCGGATCTCAAGTGTGTATGCAACATCTTCGAAATCGAATCCTCCTCAATAGGAGATCTGTATAAACCTAATTCATCATCCCAAACTGCGAAATGCTTCAAAAATGAAGCATCACTAAGATTGATGTAAGGTACAGATTCTGCTTCTTTATCAGCCATGGTGTACTTAATACTTACCTTAGCCAACTGAGCAGAAATAGCAGTATGATTAAAATCATCATATCCCTCTGCTACTGTCATAATGTTGTCGTCGCCATAAGTCATAATTGAAACTTTGGAATTGAAAAGTGGCACCTTCCACCATCTCTTCTCCTTTGCAATAGCATACCAGCAATAACGCAAGTAAAGAGAATTAACAAAACTGTTAATAACGACTGTCAAAGGATGTCCAGATGGGTTTGATCCCATAAACTGAACTAAAGTTCCAAAATAATCATAAGTCGGATAAGAAATCTCAGTGGCAATACCACGCATAATGGTGAGATCTTCCTCATCATAATTTCCACTCTTTTCTGCTAACTTAATTAAAAGCTTAAAAGCAGCCAACATAAATTGGGGGCTCATGCGTCCATCAAAATTGGCGAAATCGCCAGCAATGGCACGCTCCCAACCATGCTTACCAATGTGCTCAAATAATTCTGTCCATTCAGGTGATTGAACAACAGTACCAACAGCACATTCAGTAGCAATCTTGTTACGCTGCACCAAAGCAGCAAGTGAAAGAAAATACTTACGAACAAGCATTACGAAGGGCATGTTTGCCGCAGCAAATACACGCACCTTATCTTTCGTGAGTTTTGTGGGTTCATCCTTCAATGAAGCCTTGAAAATAGTGTTAATGGACTGACCAGCTAAAAGCTTGGCTTCCATCTTCTTAATTTCTTCAAGAATCATAGGATCCACATCACGAGGGCACGAAATTCCCTCAACATGGCGGTCCGATTTCTCAACGAACTGTGTCTTGGGTCCCTTCCCAGGGAAACCAATTGATGTTGAAAAATTCATCGGATTAATTCCCAACACTCCATCTAGTCCAGCAAGGTTAACATCATCACTGATCTTACCTACTTTAGCAAGTTCTGATGGAGGAATTGCCTCAAGGCTAAGACCATAATCAGTAACAGCCTTATTGAGCAATTCGGTATCAAATTCAGTGGCAGTATCAACCTTACCATTGATATCTAATTCCTTATGGCGCATAGCACCCATCTCCTTAGGTTTACCATGCTTCTTCTCAATATCCATAACGTCCTTAACGGCAACTGAAATGAGAGAAGTAACTACAGCACTCTTTGGAGTGGAACGAGCGGAACCATTGTGTCCTCCAATCACTTTAATTTTGGCATCAAGTTCCAAATCGTTAGTGATACATTTATCATGAGGAGCAGTCAATGGTCCAAAATTAATGTCCATGCTCTCTGTCTCCATTGGAGAAGCAGAATGAGAAACCAAAACGCAAGGTCTCTCATTAAGTTTGGAAATGGCATCTAACAAAGACTGTCTAGTCAAAACACCAGCAGCTCCATTATGACCCTTTCCAGCCAAATGGTGGCCAGCAATAAATGGCATACCATTTACCTTGCCAACCAAAGTTGCCATACACAACCCTCCAAAGGTTTGTTCAGGAAAAGTATATTTATATCCTGGAAAAATTCCTCCTTGGGTTGTGACAACTGTGCCACGAATAGCGGTCATGTTCGAAAATTTAATTAACTCTCCATCATTATTGTAAATAGCAAAAACTTCAACCTTCTTGCCTTCTTCAATTTCTTTAGGGTAATAATCAATAATATCACGATGCAATCCTGCTCCCGGACAGTACCAAACGGCAAAATCTGTTCCAGGTATTTTCACAGCAACCTTGTTGTCCAAGGGCATGTTCTTGAATGTATGTCCTCCAAGCTTAGTTAACGTCACAAATTCAGTTTTAGACGTAACCATATGATTCGGAAGCAAAAGAACATTACTCTTAAGCGGTACAACATTACAAAATTCGCCACTATCCTTTTCAACAATCATTAACTTGTTTCCAAGTAATTTAGTGAAATTTTCAACGGTAATAGTACGAGATTTTTCAGTAATACCAGCATCTCCAAATTGATACTGACGCTCACGAGCATGTGAATCCCAAAACTCGGTCTGGACTTGCCATGATTTGGCATCTGGTTTCAAAATAATTGGTTTTGCAGCTTGTGAAGTAGGTAAAGTCTTCCACTTCTTAGCAAGCATGACCAAAATTTTCCAAACGCCAATTGACATCAAAAAATACATAACTCTCAACTTTGCATTCCAACTCATCTCTCGGATGTATGTGGAAAGTAAAGGAATGTTAGCAAATTTCTTAATCACAGAACGACGGACCATATAAAAACGAATGGAAACATATAACGAGTATAATAACGTAAAAGCAAGAATCATCCACGATCCTCGCACATGCATGAAAGCATCATATCCTAATGTAATAATAACACAAATAAGATAATAACCAATGCTATTCATAACAATATCTCTCAATTTATCTCGCATAAAGTAAGCAATAATTGCTGATCCAAAACGAGAAATCATAAGA